GTGTTTGTGGAACCTCGTCGGGTTGGGGATTGGGTCCAACCACATCGGCGGGTTGCTTTTCCAATGCAGGGAGGCCCGCTTTTTCCCGCAGTTCTTCAGGGGTCATGATAGTCAGCAGGGCTTGCTCACTCAATCGCTCGGTGATAGGCTCAACGGGGATAAGTTCCATCCCTTCCACGCCATTAAACGAACCCAAGTAGTTTATCATCCGCTCCACCTTGCGAACTCGGTCGTTCACATAAGTCGCTTTGAATAATTCGTAAGCCTCCACCAGTTCCTGCCGTCCTCCCAGTTGGCCTTCGGTCTTGACACCGAATAGCATGGGGTTCACGACCCTGTGACTGATGAAGATTTCTTGCTGGACCGTCTTGTTGAGGATTTCAAACTGCTTATCCATATCGGACGGGGTCAACGGTTCCAAGGTGGGAGCCTTTGAAACATCGTCGTTGAAGGTCACCACAAAGCGACCTGCATTGTCGGTCCCCGAAAACTTGCGTTTGATTTGACGCTCAATGTCGCCTTGCTCTTCGGGCGTTGGGATTCCGTTGTTGAAGTTTATCAAGTACCCGCCCCAAAAGTTGTTTTTGAGGTTGTTCACATGGAAGTTGGCAATTTGACAGTCCGCTTCAATATATGCAAGCCCCCCCATGTATTCGGGGAGGGGATAGGACTTCACGCCTGCGGCATACACCCGATAGTAGAACAGTTGCTTGCCGATGCGGTTGTCTGCATCAAATGCGGGGATTTTCTCGACATCCCCAATCTTGGGGTAGAGTTGGATCATTGCGTCGTCGTACCAATCGGCCACCTGGAACATCCGCTCGTCCTTGTCCACTCGGATTTTTTCAAAGGGGATGTGTTCCATTTTCGCAATGGTTCCCATCTTGTTCCAAGTTACCGCAACGGCAAACCCGTTGAATAGTTCAAGGTCCAGGACCAACTTCTCGGTGATGTCGTTCAAGTCGTCATGCTCACTCAACCCGTCAAAGAACTTGGCGTAGCGGGCCTGCTGCTCCACGGTCATCTTTTCCCCAGGTTGCCAGCCACCTCCCACGATGTAGTTCACTTTGCCATTCACAATAGCATTGTGCTTGCTGCTTCGGCGGTAGTTGTCCAGCAGATAGTAGGGGTACTCGTTGAACGCCCCATAAGTGATGTACTTGCCCGCTTTGTTTTCAAGCATCACGGGGACCTTGTGCTCAATCCCAAGCCATTGGGTGAATGATTGCTTTATACTCATAGCGTGTGTACGGTAAAGTTGAGGGCCGAAATCGTGATAGCACCGCCATCGCTCACGGCGTTGATGTAGATAGTGAACTCGTCATTGACTGCACCTTGCAGGATGGCTTCAAGCGTGACCGCATGGCCGTTGTTGTGGCCCGTGGTGATGTCAGTCATTGACTGCGGAATGATGGTTCCGTTCTTGGCGATATAGATGATTATTTGGTTGCCGTTGCCTTGCGAGAATACCATGCTTGCCGATACCCGCAAGGCAGCACTCGTCGTCCCTGTGTAGGTGATGGCGGTGGTTGTGCGGGTAAAGTTGTAGGCAGTCAGCAGTCCCGATTTCAGCGGGGTTGTTAACTTGACCGCCTGCCCTTGGGTCGGGGTGAAGTTCTTGGATTCGTCAAGGTAAAGGTTCGCCACGCCCCGCTCTCGGTCAAGGGTTGCGGTATCGGCGAGGTCGTCGAATAGTCCACCCACACGGGCGGCGGTGTTCGCTCCTGCAGCGGTTTCGGATGTGATAGTTGCGGCACTCGTCTGCAACTGGGTTCTCGTTTGTACGCTCATGCGAAAGAGGGGTCAAAGGTGGAATCAAACACTCGCTCATCGGACGAACCGAAGACGGTGTACTGGATGGAATTGGCAAAGGTGTTGAATGTCAGCGAAACTACCTGTACATACGCCAAGCCCGTTTCAACCACCGCAACGGCTGCACCAACCGTGCTACTGGTATCGTAAACTTCATAACGATACGACCCCGTTTCAAGAGAGCCGACAACGATGGAAAACTTGTCATAGCGTTCGGTGTAGTTGGAAAGGTTGGCCGATTTCAGCAGGGTGAAGTCGGTGGTGGAGTTCTTGGCGATGTTGGTCAGCCGCAGGATGTAACGGTCGCCCGATGAAGCCCGTTGCGTCCAAGTGACGACGATAGTGTTCGTGGTGTTGGGGGATAGGTAAATCACGCTATCCTTAAATGTAGGATGCGCCCGAATTTCACAATTTGCGCCCGATGCTTCGGTAGAGTTCGGCCCTCCGCTGGGCGGTCTTGCTGATGTCAAAGCGTTCACGGACATCCTTGGACAACTGCACGGCCAAGGAGCGAGCGTAGTCGGGATCGTTTACGAACTTCCTCACCGCCTTGTACCATGCGTCTTTCTTGCCGTAGGGCATCAGCAGCCCGTTGTGACCGTGGACGATTATGTCGGTGTATGGGATGGTTTCCGAGGCGATGATAGCCTTGCCCATCCATCCCGCTTCCACGACCTTTAGTTCGCTTTTGAGGCGGTTGAACTTGGTATCACGCAGGGGTGCGATGGTGGCGTTGATGAAGTTGTACCCGCCCACATAGGAGTAGATGTCAGCCGCTTGGATGCGGCCGTAGTTCTTGTTCAGCCCACGGCAGGAAAGCATCCGCTCGTAGTCATCGTAAACGGGGTTGCCGTCGTTCCACCCGCCAAGGTAGATTTTGTATCTCCCATCCAGCGACTTGTCGTGGGCCAACAGGCCAAACGAATGCTCCACCAAGGCGATGTCCTCTTGGTGTTGCGCCCCGCCAAACCAGCCAATCTTGAACAGGTGCGGTTCGGGTTCGGCCGTCGTGTCGGGAAGGTACTGCTGGTAGGCTTCGTAGGGTTCGTTTGGCAGAATGGTCACGGCCTTGTTGAGCAGGCGAATCTTTTGGGCAAGGTGTTCGGTGGTCGTGGTCACATGGTCAGCAAGACGGATATGCTCACGAATCTGCTCGTCAAGTTTGGTGGACAAATAGTGTCGGTACATGATATGGCCGCTCTCCAGCACCCAATAGTCGTCAAGGTCCAATATCACCTTGGCCCCAAACGCCGTCAGAGCCTCGTAGACCTTCCGAATTTGGTCCAGCGTACCTTGACACCACAAACGATTAAATAGCCACACATCAACCGTCTTTAGGTCCTCATCTTTCACATTGGCGATGTTATCTACACACACATAATCGAACTCGGTGTAGTTGTCGCCCAAGTAAGCGTTGGGCATTTCCAGTCGGTAAAAAGAACACCCCGTCGGGTGGGCATTGTAAACGATGCAAATTCTCATGCCCAAAGGTACAAAAAAAAGGGCCACCCCTTGCGAGATGGCCCAGACCACTAAACCATTGCGGGGTATGAGGCCCGCAGGTCAAAGATACGCTACGACCCGCTGATTTGTGCGGTCAGCGCAGAGAATGTTGCTGGCAAGATGTTCAGCATTGCATCGGGTTCCATGCCCGTCAGCGTCATCTCGTAGCCTGAACGGTCACCGAATGCAGTACCCGTTCCAGCAGTCCCAGCGGAGGCTTCCAAGCCATTCGCAGCACCCAACACCCAGTAGCGGTTGTTATTGTCTTGAACGATGACCAGCAAGCGGTTCCGAGCCAAGAGGCGCAGTTCATTCCGCACGGCGGTCTGCAACTTGTTGATGGTAAAGGTTACTTCGGGAGTGTAGAACAAGGTTCCGTTCTCGGTGCTTGCGTTCAAGGTTTCCGTCATGGACGAAGTGGCCTTGGTCAAGTCGTACTCGTAGAATCCCGATGAGAAACCCGTGAAACCTGTGACCGTTCCGCTGCCGTTGGTGTTCACGGAGCCTGTGGCGTTGAAGGCTTGGACAAAGACAGTTTTGATGCCGCCGACTGAATCACGGCATCCGAGGGCGTAGCCCGTAGTTAGGGAGCAAGACATAGTGTATATTTATTTTGTGAGTTGCAAGAATAAAAAGCGGGGGGAAGTTTCCCTCCCCCCTTACACTTAGGCCAAGCGGAAGTCAACCATCAAGTCGGGATAGGCGAACTGCACACCTGCTTTGAAGGCGGCTTGGAAGCGGACTTCATCGTTGTCCTGCGAGTACCACAAGGAGAAGTTCTCCTCGTCGCTCAGCAAGTCGGTTCCGTAGAACAGGTTGCCAAGGTAGGTGCAGACGATGCGGTTGGTTCCAAGCAATCCTGGCACTGCAACGACACGGACATTCGTGCCTGGGTAAACGATGTCGCCATCGGCAAGGCCCTGCAAATCCACTTGGTTATACATAACACCTGTGTTGGCTTTGAAGGCTCCAATCAAGGTGCGGAAGTTGTTCCAACCGCAGAAGATTACAAGGTCATTACGGGTCAAGATGGCCTGCGGGATGTCGTTGTAAACCTTGTCAAAGATGCTGATGACATTGGAAGTGGTGATACCAACGGAAGCCGATACTGGGTTCCAAGTGGTGGCGGAAGCGTTGGCAAGAACGGTAGAACCCGATGCAGCGTTCAGCAGTTGGTTGACACCGCTGAAGTAGGAGTTACCCTGCCAGATAGCGTTCTCCAACGCTTCGGCGATGCGGAGAGCCTTCTGCTCGGAGAATGCTTGCTCAAAGGGGACACCATCATAAGTTGAACCAGCGGTCAACTGGGACTGCATCCAGTACTGCTCCAAGGAACGAGGGCAAAGAGCCTCTTGAATCTTCATGCGGCCAACGGTGATATTCCGCTGAGTGAAGGTCGTGTTGCCTGTTGGAGTCCAACCGCATACATCGCCACCAGCGATATTTGCATCGGTGTCCATGAGGTTGAGGGCGGCAGCCGACTTGATGCCCACCTGCTTGGTGAACAAGGCTGCTGAACGGGCGGAGAATACCGCCTTGGTGATGAGGGGTAAACGCTGCTGCTCGGTGTAAGTAGTCAGCGGGGAAACGAATGAATAAGCCATGGCTTTGTTTTTGGGGGTTAAGGTTTATTTAGATTTTTTGAGTGATTGGATTGCTTGGGCGAGGTGGTTGAAGTTCTGCGTTGCGGCGGCCTTCCGTTGCTCCACGATGGCAGAGGCGGTTGGCTTCGGGGCTTCGGATGGGAGTTCTGCGACTTTCTCGACAATATCGGTCATGGTTTCCATTTGGCTTGCAAATGCGGACATTTTCTCCTTCATCTTGCCCATCTCGGTATAGGCGGCCTTCAGTTCCTCCATGATGTTGACGAGGTGCTTCTTGACGATTTCTTCCACCATGGCGGGGTCCACCATCGGGTAGCCTTCGGCGATTTCACTCACCACTTCACCTGCAACTTCGGGGGTTATTTCAGCAGCAACGGCCACTTCCTCGGCAGGTGCTGGGGCTTCGGCCACGACCACTTCGGTGATTTTGCCACCTTCGGTCTTGATGACACCAACGCCCTCGACTTGATGCTCGCCGTCGGGGGCGGGCAGGGTTTCGTCCTCGGTGATGACATAAACGGCGGTTCCTGCAACGAGGTCGCCGTCCACACGGACAACAGTACCATCCACCAACTTGTAGTCGGCAAAGGCTTGCTTTTGGGTTGTGAACTTGCGGAGTTCAGTCCGCAGGGTCATGATAGCGTCTTTCAGGTTCATATTATT